GAACATATGTATTAGTTCCTCTTGAAAACATATTTAAAGAAAATAGTTTTGCAGAACTTTTAAAATTCATATCAAAATTGTCTTTTACTATTGTATACACAAAAGGATATTCTTCATTGATATCTACTTCTACAGAATATTTGATATTACTTTCTTCTATTGGATTCAATTCTATTGACATATTGATTTCATCACCGATATAACTTGTTCATAATTTTGACACCACGCTAAAGCATGAGAATCAATCTCTTTTAGTGGATGTATAAGTTTCTCTGGGTGTACCATAATGAAAGGTTTATTATTTGCGTATAAACAACCAGCTTCAAATGCAACATTCCATTGACGATAGTAGTCTAACTCACCACCTATTCCAAAAGTAACAACTGCAAAATCACATTCCTTGATTAGAGATTGTATTCTAGTTTGATTAATTTTAGCAGATTTAATGCCTCTGAAAAAATACTTCTTGTCATTTTCACCCATGTGCATAGGTGGTTCTGGTATTGGTTCTTCACAAACAGGTTCTAGTATATCACCAACAGCATCAGATTCCTCATGATTACAATTAGGTGAAGTAAACTGAATAGGTAATCCTTCATTCACTACCATTCCATTTAATAACTTTCGCCAGTTGGTGTGAATTTCACCACTACAGTAGACATTCCAAGTTTTCATATTCATCTCACAACTAATTAATAGACATAATAACAGCACTCAACATACTTTGTCAAGTCTTATTTACTAAGTATTTAGATAGATTTTTCTTATAAATACTAGAAAAACAGGAATGGAATATGGCGATACCAACAAGTAAATCAACATTTGCATCATATTGTAAGAGAGCTCTAGGTTTTGGAGTGATTGATATCAATGTATCTGATGACCAAGTAGACGACAGAATAGATGAGGCGTTACAATACTTTTCTCAATATCACTATGATGGTGTTGAAAAAATGTATCTAAAACACAAAATTACCCAAGATACTATAGACAGATGTCGTACAAACGCAACTACATCAGCGACTGATAAGGTGGACAGTTCTGTAACTGCGAGTTTTGAGGAAGGTAAGAATTTCATACCGATTCCTGATTCAGTTTTATCTGTGGTTCAGATATTCCCTTTTAGTAATGCACAAACAAATAGTATGTTTGATATTCGTTATCAGTTAAGATTAAATGACCTATATGACTTTTCATCTACATCTATAATTCACTATGAGATGACAATGAAACAATTAGATTTATTAGAACATATATTAGTTGGTGAAGTACCAATTCGTTTTAATCAACATCAAAATCGTTTATATTTAGATATGGACTGGGAAGAAATGACCCCAGATGAATTTATAATTATAGAGTGTTATCGTAAAGTAGACCCATCAACATATACAGATATCTTTGATGATATGTATTTAAAAAGATATGCAACAGCATTAATTAAAAGACAATGGGGAGCAAACCTCTCTAAATTTAACGGCGTAGCAACACTAGGTGGGGTAACAATGAATGGTGAACAAATTTATACTCAAGCAGTAGAAGATATAGAAAAACTTGAACAAGCCATCAAAGAAGAAGCATTTCAAACCCCTATCTGGGGAATGATAGGATAAATTTATGGCAGTCAATAAGGCGTTCCATACAAGTAATAGTACCGCTATTACATCAGAGAAAAATCTGTATAGTGATTTAGTAAAAGAAGCTATACAAATTTATGGTCATGATGTTTATTACATAGACAGAACAACTGTTGCGATTGATAATGTTTTAGGTGAAGATTCACTTAGTAAATTTACCACACAAGTTCCTATTGAAATGTATGTGGAAAATTCAGATGGTGGATACGAAGGTGAAAAAGAATTAATGTCGCAGTTTGGTTTAGAAAATAGAAACGAATTAACTTTAGTAGTACACCGAGAAAGATTTCAAGATTTAACAAAACAGATACAAATAGAAAGTGGCACAGACACAACAGGTGGTGCTATACTTTTAGAATCAGGAACGATTGACCAATCAAGTGATTCATCTGTTTTAGAAACTGTAACATCTGGTAGTGATTTTTATTTACTCACAGAAACAGATGCAGTAAATACAGATAGACCTTACGAGGGTGATTTAGTTTATCACCCTATATTAGGTAAGATATTTGAAATAAGTTTTGTAGACCATGATGAACCATTTCATCAGTTGGACAACAATCCTGTATTTAAATTAAGTTGTAAACAATTTGAGTATGGTTCAGATGCACTTGATACTGGCATCTCAACCATTGATGATATAGAAGATGATTTAAGTGTAAATGCTCAAGATTATCAATTTACATTAGAACAATCAAGTGCTCAAAATGAGGAGATAAATATACAACATGCAAGAAGTAATTTTGGTTTACTACTTGAAGAAACAGATGGTGATAACATAATCGGTGAAGATGATACAACCTCAGTAGGTGAAAGTATTCAATTAGAAAATGATGCTGATTCAGGTGACCCATCATTCTTACTACAAGAAACTTATAATGTAGGAGATTTTGTACAAGATAAGACAGCTCAAAATGAGTTGTTTGACCAATTAGATAATAATGTTTTAGATTTCTCTGAATCTAATCCATTCGGAGACGCAGGAGTAAGTGCATAATGTTAGGAAATAGACAATTCTATCATGAGACAATTAGAAAGATTATCGTAGCATTCGGTACTCTATTTAATGATATTCATATAGTAAGAAAAAACAATAGTGGTAATATAATACAATCCATGAAGGTGCCTTTGGCATACGGGCCTAAACAAAAATTCTTGGCTAGACTAGACCAAGATGCAGACTTACAAAGTAAAGTTGCAATCACATTACCTAGATTAGGTTTTGAGATACAGGATATGTCATATGACCCTGCAAGAAAATTAAATCGTGTACAAAAATTTAAAAAAGTAAAATCAAGTGCAAGTAATGCTGATAAATTAGACACACAGTTTATGCCTGTTCCTTATAATTTAAATATTGAATTGTATGCTATGGCAAAACAATCAGAAGATGCCTTACAGATAGTTGAACAAGTGTTACCATTCTTTCAACCAGACTATACACTTACAATAAAAGATATGGAAGATATGGGTATTGCTAGAGATATTCCTATTGTATTAAACAGTATTAATTATGAAGATAATTATAGAGGAGACTATCAAGAAAGAAGGTCTATCATTTATACACTAGCATTCACTACTAAGTTTTATCTATATGGACCTGTTACATCTAGTAAAGTTATTAAGACTGTACAGGTTGACCAATATACAGATATGCCAAGTGCAGCTCCAAAAAGAGAACAAAGATATACTGTTACACCAAAACCTACAACAGCAGATGCGGATGATGATTTTGGATTTAACGAAACAGTATCTTTCTTTGAAGATGCTAAAAACTTTGACCCAGAGGATGGTACAGATAAACTGAACCAAGACTAATGAAAACTTTTAAAGAATTATTTCTAGAAATGAGTGGTACGGCTTTAGGTAAAGCCTCAGATGATTTTAAAAGTAGAAGTAATGATATGACACAAGGTAGACAATTTTCTTATTTAGCTGGGTTAATGAAAAATAGAAATCATTCACAGTTAAAAAAAGATTTAAATGGTTTTATATCTAGAAATCGTGAAATGAAAAATATAATTGTAAAAGTGTTATCTAAACATTTAAAACCTTTTGATGTAAAAAATCTTGTAGAAGATATAGAAGTTACTGATAGAACAGGTAAGGCTTATGATGTTACACACAATTATATTAAAACATATAAAGGAACATACAGACCTTTACCTAAATTAATTAAAAAAGGTAGAGATAAATTTATATTAAAAGGACCAGATGAAAAATTAGTTGCAGACATGTTAAGTGATAAGTCTATAAGGGCATTATCAAAAATTAATGTCAAAACTAGAAAGGTGAAATAGTTATGAGTAATAAAACAAAAGACATTCTAGATGAAGTTCTAGATGTTGCAGAATCAACGACTGAGCTTGTTGAAAAAAAACCAGACACTCTCACTATCAAAAGAGATGAAACTCTTGAAGATGTTGATGCCGATTACAAATATCAAAGAGAAAACTTTTATAATTTAATAGAAAGAGGTCAAGATGCCATTGATGGTATATTAGAAGTTGCACAACAGTCTGACCATCCTAGAGCATTTGAAGTTGCAGGTAATCTCATATCACAAGTTGCAGATGTAACAGAAAAACTTGGAAAGTTACAATCTGCTATGAAACGATTAAAAGAAGTTCCAAACAATGCACCAAAGAATGTTACGAATGCATTGTATGTGGGTTCTACTGCTGAATTACAAAAGTTATTAAAGAAAGATAAAGATAAAAAATGACAGACCAAAACCAATATCTTGGTAATCCAAATTTAAAAAGAGCGAATGTTCCTGTAGAGTTTACAAAAGAACAGATAGAGGAATATCAAAAATGTATGGGTGACCCTATTTACTTCATAGAAAACTATATGAAGATAGTTTCTCTAGATGAAGGTCTTGTACCTATGAACATGTACAAGTTTCAAAAAAAGATGGTCAAAACATTTCATAAGAATCGTTTTACAATTTGTAAACTTCCTAGACAGTCAGGTAAATCAACAATTATTATTGCTTATCTCTTGCATTATGTTTTGTTCAATCCAAATGTAAATGTTGCCATACTTGCAAACAAATCATCTACTGCAAGAGATATTCTAGGAAGATTACAATTAGGATATGAACATTTACCTAAATGGTTACAACAAGGTGTAATCTCATGGAACAAAGGAAGTTTAGATTTA